TTTGCTGTACCTCTTGCTTTCGTTCTGTCGGCGTGTATACTGAGGTTCATGGTTAGGGCGAACGGCCTCAGCCAAAAACACTTAAACAGTTAAAACAGGAAAACCATTATGAATACTTACAACCAAGCAGAACTTTCCAACCTTAAAATTGCAGACATCACCGCCCTGTACAATGATTTCGCAACCGTTACAGGTAGCAATCAAATTAAAAAGTTCAGCGATAAAACAACCGCTATCAAGCGTACCTTGCAAATCCAAGAAATCGCCGCACCTTATGTTGACGTTGAGCCAGTGGAAGAAGCTACCGAAGCGCCAGTGGAAGAAGCTACCGAAGCGCCAGTGGAAGAAGCTACCGAAGCGCCAGTGGTTAAACCTGCCAAAAAAGCTAAGAAAGCTAAAGCAGCCGAGCCAGAAGGTAAAAGCATTACCATGTTGATAAACGGCGAGACCCTTACCTACAACGTGGAAGAAACCACTGTAACGGTTGAAAAGGAAGCTAAGGAGGGTACATTAGCCGCCAGTATTGTTCAGGCTGTAAAAGACTCCATAGACGGTTCCTTCGCCGAGGTTGCCACCAACCTTATCGCCAGCTACAACCGCCCCAAAAGCGCCAAAACAGTTGACCAAGCGTTCGCCATCCGCAAAATTAAAAAAGCTGCTCAAAAAGGCTTTGTAAAACTGGTATAATCAAAACCCTTACCCCTGCCAACGCGGGGGGTTATTTTTGCGAGGTTACTATGTTTAATAAGCACGAAATAAAACAAACATTGAAAGCAAAAGCTGAAGCTAAGAAAATGAGTAAGGGGGAAGCCAACCGCCAGTTTATACGGGCTATGAATGGTAAGCTTGAGCACGTTTACCGGGGTGAGTTGCCCTTCCCCGCAATGGCTGGTCAAGCCAAACGGGAAGTCCTTGCTATTGTGGGGCAAGTCATGTATCTTTACACTGTAAACTGGGAAAAGGGGTAAACATGAATTATTTAATTGATTATGATACGCTGTCAGTAGAATGCAAATGCGACAATGCTGACACCTTGCAAAAGTATATCACCGATAACAATCTTGGTTTGGCGGTTGTCATTATAGGGGAGTCGGATGATATGCTTATGGAAATGTCTTCTAAAGAGGTAGGTATTCTTTACCATAAATTAACAGACAAACCCCGTGAGCTTGAAAACGAAGAGCAAGCCGCCGAACATACCTTTGCACTGTTACAGGATACCGCCGATGACTACCCGGCGTTTACCCCGGCTGTCGGTAAACGGCTGCTCAAAGCCGCTGCCGAGCGTAGTAAGGATACCACTGTAACCAAAGGTAGCGCCGACGCTAAACCCACCAGCAAATCGCCCACAGAAGGCTCTGAGTCTACCAAGGTTAGCAGGGGTAAACGGGTTACTGACGCAACCTTGCTCGCACTTGGTACAGAGCCTAAAGCCAACACGTTACCCCGCAAAATATACGATATCGTGGATGACAATATGGGGGAAGCTACCCTTACTTATATTCTTGATAACAGGGGTGACATTACAGAGGAAGCTTGCCGTAAGCAAGTAACCCGATGTATACGTAAAGGCTTTATAGTTAAAGGGGACGGCCTGTAATGCTTATAAATATACGAGGCACCAGCGGGTCAGGTAAAACCACACTGATGCGAACCTTCTTTGAGCTATGTAGTAGCGTAGAACCTATATGGCCCAAAAACAGTAAGAAGCCAAAGGGTTATCAGTGCCAGTATAAAGGCGAAACCGTGTTTGTAGTTGGTTCTTACGAAAGCATTTGTGGCGGTTGCGATACGGTTTCAACCCAAGATGAAATACACCAGTTAATAGATGACTTTTCATTTGATGGTCATGTAATGTTTGAGGGGCTTTTTATATCCCATATTTATGGGCGCTACGCTGAGTTAGCAAAGCGTGACCCTGATAACTTTCTGTTTATTATGTTGGAAACTGACTTTGATACTTGCATGGAACATATCCGCAAACGTAGAAGAGATTCAAATAAGGACGACCACCTTAAAGACAGCGTATACCATAACGCCAAAAAGACTTATGATTCTACCTACCGTATACGCAACAAGCTAGACAACGACGGGCTGAACTGGATTGAGTTGCCGCTTGAAAACAGGTTTGAAAGGTTTGAAGAAATGGTAGATGACCATCTAGGGGTTTTGTAATGTTAACCGCCAATCAAGAACAAATGGTTTATTGGATATTAGAGAGGGAAAGTATCCGCCAGCTAAAAGAAGACGGAGCGGGTAAACCCTGGACCCCGAACAAGGTTATGCAGGAGGTTTATTTTTGCAACGTCAACCGGGAGGACGACCGCGTTACCCGGTGGATACGTAATAACTGGCTTTACCCTACAGGGCTTGATGACTTTGGCGCTGAGGAGTCTACAGCGGCTTCCTATACCTTTGCTATGGTGGTAGCCCGTATATTTAACCAGCCGGATACTCTTGCTGAGCTTATGCAGCCTATAGACTTTGACGCTGATTTTAGCTTATGGCTGCAAAATGCTGAAACCATATTGGCTGAGCGTAAAGCAGCCGGTAAGCGTATATGGAACGGCGCTTACATTATATCCACTAATGGTAAGGCGATGCCGAAAGCGGACTACTGTCTTTATTTACTAAAACAACTTGCAAAACGTAAAGACATCATTGATAATTGCGTTACACTGACTGAGGCACACAAGCGGTTGATGACAGTGGAAGGGTTAGCAAGTTTCCTAGCGGGTCAAGTAGTGGCTGATATTAAGAATACAATAGATCACCCATTAAATAAGGCTCCGGACTGGTTTAGCTTTAGTGCTCCAGGGCCGGGTAGCTTGCGAGGCTTAGAATGGTTTTGGGAGGAGAAGATAACAGCCCGTAATTACCAAACCGCTATTGACAAAGCTTATGAATTAATTGAGTATGAATTGCCGGATAGTATTTTAGATATCCTTTGTTATCAAAACCTTCAAAATACGATGTGCGAGTTTGACAAATTTATGAGGGTAACTAATAAGACCGGTCGTTCCAAACGCAAATATGCTGGAGTTTAGATTATGTATGTAATTACCGCCAACAATGTTAACGACGCACTATTCCAAGGGCTAAGGCTAATGAAGGCGCAAGGCGTAGCCGTACCAAGCCGTAACGGTATGACCCTGGAGTTACCTGCACCCGTAACCACTGTTTACAAAAACCCTGCTCAGCGCGTCCTAGTCAGCTCTGCTAGGGACGCCAACCCTTTCTTCCACTTTATGGAATCCCTTTGGATTTTAGCAGGGCGTGATGATGTTAAATTCCTGTCTGAGTTTAACAAGCGTATGGTTGACTTCAGTGATGATACCAAAACCTTTAACGCTGCTTACGGTTACAGGCTACGCAACCAGTTCAATGATTCGGGTAACTGCGACCTTGACCAAATAGAAGAGGTTATTGATATTCTAACTAACGACCCTAACAGCCGTCAGGCAGTATGCCAGATATGGGACTCAGCAGACCTTAATAAGGACACTAGGGATAAAGCCTGTAATATGTCCATTGTATTCCGTATGCGTAACCAGCGGTTGGACATGACTGTATTTAACCGTTCCAACGATATGATATGGGGAGCCTACGGTGCTAACGTGGTACAGTTTAGTATGATCCAGGAATACGTTGCCGCCAGCTTAGGCGTTAACATGGGTACATATAGTCAGGTTAGTAACAGTTTCCATGTATACACTGAGGGAGCCGCTGGCGATGCTTATAACCGCACCAATGAAGGGTTCCAAGGAGGGTTTAATCCGTATGAGTCTTGCGAGCGTTTGGTTACAATGTCCCATGCTGGTATGCGTTGGTTTAACCAAGACTTGAAGCAGTTTTTTGATCTATATGATGACTTTGGTTTGGCTGAAGTAGCTATCGGAACCTATTGGAAATCAGCTTATTTTGAAGAACTGGTTTTACCAATGTTACGGGTTTACCTTATTCATAAAGAGCAAGGGCCGATTGAAGCTATTAATCATACCGGTTGTATATTAGCTGACGACTGGTGTATGGCTGCTAGTGAATGGTTGGTAACTCGTGCTAAGAAAGGATCTAAATAATGAATATTCGTAAGGTATTGCAAAGCGGTAACGTGGTTCGGTTCCATAATAGTATCGGTATGGACAAACAGAAAAACAGTGAGCATGAATGGGAAGTTGCTTTGATACTGCAACATATCTATCCAGAATGTTCCAAGGAATTATTGCTGGCGGCATTAACCCATGACGCGGCTGAGTATTATACAGGGGATATCCCATTCCCTATCAAACAAGCAAGCCCAGAACTGAAAAGTGTTTTGGACAAACTTGAGCGTCACTGGGAAGAAGATAACGGCGTTCACTTTAACTTGCATCCAGAGGAAGCTTACTTCCTTAAACTAGCAGATACTCTAAGCGGAATGTGGTACTGCATACAACAGGTAAAGGAAGGTAAGGTTTGTGCCAAACGCCCTTTCCGTAAATGGCGCAAATTCATTATCAATGTTATGTACGGCTATCACAACCTTAGTGCTATAGCACTAGCGTCAGAGATGGTAGAAGCATTCACCCGTGAAATGGAGGAACTGTAATGGAACCTAATGATATGCAAATAGGCGGAACCCATTACCGCATCAAGTACCAGCATTGGGACTATGTATGCGACGTAAGAATGCCTTACTTGTTGGCTTGTGCTACCAAATACATCAGCCGTTGGCGAGACAAGAATGGCGTCCAGGACTTGCGTAAGGCTATTCATTATTTGGCAAAAGCAGGAGATCGCGGCGTATATATGCCGGTTAATAAGTGGTATGAGTTCCTAACATTCAATACAACCCAAATACGTATTGATCAATTTACATTCTTCTTCAGCTGTCAGTTACCATTACAGGAAAGACGTATTATTAATTTTATTGTTGAAGGGCATTATGACTCAGCAAGAATGTTAATAGAGGAACTTATCAGCGAAGAAGACTTTGGCGCTGGTCCAGGTTATACCAACCAAGACCCCGATTACATTAGAGGATAATATTATGTCACTTATTTCTTATACTCAGTTGTTACACCTCGTTCAGTCAGGGGTTATAAATGCAAACCCAGAATATATCAATGGTGCTAGTATTGATATAACTATCGGCGACCGTATATTGGTTGAAGA